CGTTGCGGAGTGAGGTCTGTTATTGGATGGTATAACTCAGGAGTAGGATCGCCACCTATTGAGAAGTTACAAGGTAGAATATTTACCGTTGGTTTGGCTGCCATTAACTCAATAGCTGAAACTGATGAGGCATTTTACTGGTTAGGTGATGACTTCGCTATATATCAAGCTGTAGCGGGTTCTAAAAATAGAATTAGCACCGATGCAATATCAAATGAAATACAGAAATACTCCAAGGTTGATGATGCTATCGGAAATACGTTTACCTTTGAGGGGCAAAACTTTTACTCCATTACATTTCCAAGTGGAAACAAAACGTTTGTAGTCAGTGAAAGTTTGGGTGTGAATGGATGGTTTGAGATTGCTAGCGGCGTAAGTGGCCCTTTAAACTCAGTAAGTTATCAAGGCACTACAATACTAGAGGCTTACGGCAAACTGTTTGTTGCTGATGTATCTAACGGTAATATTTATAATTTAGATATGAATACCTATAAAAACAATGATGAGCCAATACAGAGAATACGCGTTACACAGAGCGTTAATGGTGGCTTATTAGGCGCCAAGGGTAAGCGAGTTCAAATGTCAGCACTCAAACTCATCATGGAAACTGGTGTGGGCGTTATTGACGGGCAAGGTGACAACCCTCGCATAATGATTGAGTATTCAGACGATGGCGGCAATACGTGGAATGGAGGTTCATGGCCTCGCGTTGGTCGTCTAGGTGAGTTTACACTACAGGTTGAATGGTTTAATTTAGAGACTTTTTATGATCGCATCTTTCGCATATCATCAACCGACCCTGTTAACTATTCTATATTTAGCGCGACTATAGACTTAAGGCTTGCGGGGAAATAATGGCTAATCCAGTTAACCCACCACCGTTTTTAAATATACCAAGAGAGTTCCTTGTTAATAAAGAACAGCGAGCTTTTTTTCAACAGCAAAATACAATACTGTTTCAATTGTGGCAGAAGCTAGGTGGCGCAAGCGACCCAATTACCGATTTAGCTAATTTTAGCACTAACGGAAACTCTTCGCAGGTGCAATGGCTACAGCAACAAATAGACGGCCTACCTGAATTCACAATTGATACATCAGGCTTTACATTCGACAGCACAGAAATAACATTTGACAAGGTAATTACATAATGGCATATCAACCAATACTAATAGGCGCAGAAAACGCGAAGGCTGGCGATACGCTATTTAATGGCGCAACAAAGATCAACGCTAACTTTGCTGAGTTATACGCTAACTTATCAGCGCAACCTCAAAATGTAATAGTTATAAATAAAGAAGCTGACTTCCCAACTCAAGACGCAACAACAATAACGCTAGATGCTAATACTCGTTTTTTTATTGGCAATCAATTATCCACCGCTAAATCATTTACAGTTCTTTCGGGTGCTGAAATATCATCCATAGGGCCATACGCACTATCATTGATTTACACTGGTACAGGCGTAATGTTTAATAGCGCCAGTGCTAATTGTCAAATTAACAATCTAGGGTTTTCTTGTGCTAACGGTACGATTTTTGGTTGTTCGGGCACTTTAAATATATTTAATTTATTTAACAGCTTGTGTTTATCTTGTGTCAACATAGGGTTATTTAATGGTGTAAGCGTAGGTGTTACAAACGCTGGATTTTTTGGTGTTACAGGCCAGGGCTTTTCATTAGCGGGCGCCATAAACACATTTTCTATAATCAGACTGCTGCAAGTTTCTACTAATTCAGGCCATATAGCTGTAGACCTTGGCACTGCAAGCATCGACAACCTAGAAATAAACAACTTTGAACCTGAGGCACCTGTAGGCTCTGTAGCAATAAAGGGCTTAGCCAATAGCGGGAATATAAACACGAACAGGCTCGCGGTAGTGAATCTTTCCACGCTTAATGGTGGTGGTATGGTTGCTGTATCTGGAGTGGCTAAGAATGACATTAGATGGGATTTCAGTAGCAACTCAGGAATAGGAGACACACAAAATGCTGGTGATTTGTATTTAAGTGGTGGCAGCGAAACAATAATAGTGGGCGGGGCCGGTGATTGGTACGAAATAGGCACTCCGTTAACTGCTGTTTGGGTTGGTGATATAGCTGATAGATTTATAATAAACTCAGCGGGATATCTGGAATACGTAGGTGAAAGAGATATAGATATTGTTATCGAAGGGCGTGCCACCATAGATAAATCAGGTGGAGGATCTGACGTTTTAGAGTGTCGCATAGCTAAGAATTGGGATGGAACAGCTACAGATTCAGGGCTTGAAAAAACAAGAGCGCAAACGCAGAACCCTACACCGACCACTGTTCCTATAGGTGGGTTGGTATCGGCTTCAACAGGTGATAACTTCAGGGTTATATTTTCAAACCTAACAAGCTCATCAAATATAATAGCTACAGTAACGAGTTTAGAGGCGACAGGGTAATGGCAGTAAAACAAATAACAGATAACTTAACAGTTACTATCGTTGATACTCCGCAGGTGATAGCCTTTGCGCCTGTTGGTCAGGATATTGTCATTGAGTCATTTACCGCATCCAATACGTCAGCAGTTAACGCAAGCTACAAGGCTTACATAACATCAAGCACAGGCGCAGAGCAGCCACAAGTACCATTTAAAGTGGTTGTGTGGGGCGAGAATGACTTAGGTATAGGCGTTGTTAATCAAGTGATACCTGCGGGTGGATTCTTAAAAGTTGAGTGTTCAGCCCTTGCTTCTATTTACTTTACGGTAACAGGTCGTGAAATTTGATAGTTAAAGAAACAACCAGTATCGATGATATTAAAGCGATATTATGCAACCCTGTTATCTATGATACAATAACAGACGATAACAGTCCTTTAGCAAAAAACTTTGAGCCACCGGTAAATGATGATTATTTATATATCGGTGGTTATGTTAACGGGCAAATAATAGCCTTAATGGTTTATCACAAATATTTAGACGGTAATAAATGCCACCTGCAAGTATTGCCAGAGCATAGAAAAGAATACGCGATTAATTTTGGAGAACAATCTCTTTTATTTAAGGGAACTCTACCACTTTACGCAGAGATACCGGATTTATATAAAAACGTTTTAGCATTTGCTTTATTAAATGATTTCAAAGTGAAGAGCGTTAAAGAAAACGACTACATAAAAAACGGTAAAACTTATAATGTAAATGTATTGGAGTTTCAAGATGGGATTTGTTAGTGATTTGGCTTCAGGGTCAATAGTAGGTGATGCGCTAGGCTTAACATCTAGTGGTGAGGATGCAGCAAGAGATGCAGCAGCATTACAGGCTGAGTCAGGACGAACGGCACTAGCTGAGCTACAAGCAGGGAAAGAGCAAGGGCTAGGTTTTTTACAGCCATTTCAGCAGTTAGGGCAACAAGGGTTAGCTAACGCTAATTTCTTAACAGACCCTAATGAACAATTCGATTTCCTTCAGAATAACCCTTTGTTTCAATTGGGCCTGGATAACGCCAACACTCAAACGCTACAAAGCGCAGCAGCAAGAGGGCGATTATCTTCAGGAGATACGCTTCAGCAATTAAATCAAAATGCCTTATTAACAGCATCGCCTTTGATCCAGCAACAAAAGAACTCTATACAAAGCCTGTTAGGTCAGGGTTTGGGATTAGCTGGCAATCAAGCGAACACCGCGTTAGGAGTAGGATCTCAGTTAGCTAATCAACAAACCGACATAGGCAATGCTTTAGCTAGTGGAATTATCGGAGGTCAAAATGCAAGGACTGCAAACCAGCAAAACTTATTTAACTTAGCTGGTCAAATCGGAGGGGTAGGCTAATGGCTATTGATCCACGCATAGCGATGCAGGGTAAATCTCCGCAAGCATCACAGGCTATAAACATATTTGAAAACGCTTTAATGAACTCTCAAACGAGAGACATTAGACAACAACAAGCAGACCAGCAAGCTTTATTAGCTCCATTCCAATTAGAGCAGGCAAAACGAGCAGATTCGCAAGGCAGGCAGCAACAAATACTTAAAAGCGTTAATGACTTTGCTATTGGTAATCAGTCGATAATTAATGATGCTCAATCAACTGGCGACTTTACTCGCTTACGTGGCGCTTTAGAGCAAAGAAAGTTACAGCTTCAACAGCAAGACTTGCCAATTGAAACGACTGATGAAGGTTTAGCGCTTATTGATGCTGGTCAGGGTGGTCAAGTTGTATCTGCATTAGGTGATTCTGTTAACTTATTTAATCAGCAGCAAGGCAATGTACAGCAAGCAAGGGTTACGTCCTCTAAAATACTAGACGATGGAACGACAGTGCAATCTTTATCTACTGGTGGAACAAGCGTTATATCGCCATCAGGACAAGTGTTAGAGGGCAGCGAAAGAACTGACGCATTAAACAAGGCTTTACAGGTTAAAGTTGAGCAAAAAGGAAAGGGCGCTCAAGCAGTTTCAGACGTAAAGGTGGGTGAAGTTAAACGGCTTGAGGAAGAGTCAAAAGCAATAGCTCAAGATATAGAATCGAAAAGAATAAATATTGACGAAACTAAATTTAAAAACAAAGAAAAAAGAAGCCAGGTAATTAACGCCAAGAATGCTAGGCGAAAAGAAGCTGATTCAGCAATAATTCAAATTGACGACTTAATCAAAGGCGATAGATTTTCTCAGGCTTTCGGTAAGGTGGTAACAGCCACTCCTGAACTATTAAGAACTCAAAACTCGATTGATGCGATAGCTGATGTTAATCAGATTAAAGGCTTAATTACTTTAGAGTCA